AGCTCAATTAAAGCGGCAGACATTTATTAGTAAATGATATTAAAAATTTGGGTGAATATAAACATATGGTCGTGTTCCAGGCTCTCACATGGGAACCTAGAGACACGGAAGATGAACACCACGTGAGCATTTTTGGGAAGACTGAAGATGGTAAGTCGGTCTGTGTCACGACGGCGTTCAATCCTTACTTTTTTATCAAGTTGTCCTTTGGAACATCACAACAGACGATCAACGAGATCTACAATCTTATCTGTAGAAAATGTCCCGAATGTGTCATTTCATATTCCATGGCAAAGTCCAAAGATGTTTGGGGATTTCAAAACAATGAAGAGTTCTTTTTCATGAAGATCAACTTCGCGAACCTCGGAGCTCGTCGTCGTGTCGATGGATTTTTGAGAAAGCCTGTGCAACTTTCTTCTGGATCAAGGGTACTGAAGGTGTATGAGTCCAACCTTGACCCTGTCCTCCGCCTGATGCATCGAACTGGTATCCAATCGACGGGGTGGCTTGATACGGGTGATAAGTGTGTACGATCTCACCTCGCCAAAGTTGACATTGATCTTTGGTGTAATGATTGGAGATCTCTAAAGTCTGTTGCTCGAGATGATATTGCACCATTCGTTGTGGGATCATTCGATATTGAGTGTAACAGTTCTACAGGTAAGTTTCCTGATGCGGATGTACCCGGTGATGCTTGCTTTCAGATTGCAGTGTCCCTCTGTAAATTCGGTACAGACGAACCGTACGAAAAGGTTTGCTTGTGTTACAAGAAGACCGAGGGTCCCGATACCGTGAGTTTCGATACCGAGCGGGAAATGCTCGAAGCGTTTCAAAAGTATCTTCACGAAAAGAGTATCGATATCATCACTGGTTGGAACATCTTTGGTTTTGATCTTGAGTACATTTACAAACGAGCCCGTCATTGTGGTTGTGATCCAAAGTTTTTCAAACTTGGAAGACTGAATGATGAATCATGTCAACTCACTCTAAAAAAGTTGAGTTCAAGTGCTTTGGGTGATAACTTCCTGAAGTTGCTTCCAATGTCTGGACGATTTATCTTCGATATGTTCCATGAAGTGAAGAAGGGATACAAATTAGACTCGTATAGTTTGAACAATGTTTCAAAGTTGTACCTCGGTGACCAAAAGATTGATATGTCTCCCAAAGAGATGTTTGCTCGCTACAAGGAGGGTGATCCTGGGAAACTGGGTGAAGTTGCGGAGTACTGTATCAAGGATACTTTACTTCCCCACAAACTCCTGAAGAAGTTGTGTACACTTCTAAACCTTCTGGAGATGGCTAAGGCGACCTGGGTTCCCTTATGTTTCCTGGTTGAGCGTGGCCAGCAGATTAAGGTGTTTAGTCAACTCACGAAAAAGGCTCGAGAACTGGGGTTCATGGTACCCACGATTCGCTATGGTGCGATTCCTGAGGAACCTTATGAAGGTGCAACTGTACTGGAGGCACAAAAGGGTGCGTACTATACACCCATCACAGCTCTAGATTTTGAAGCTCTGTACCCTTCAATCATGATGGCGCATAACCTTTGTTATTCAACATTGGTGATGGATGAAAAGAGGTATGGAAACATCCCGGGCATCGACTATGAAACTTTCAGCATCGGTGACCGAACGTATAAGTTTGCCCAAAGTGTTCCCAGTCTTTTACCTGCGATTCTTCTCGAGCTCAAGCAGTTTCGAAAAAAGGCGAAAAAGGATATGGCAGCTGCGACTGGTGGAATGAAAGAGGTGTACAATGGTAAACAGTTGGCATACAAAGTCTCTATGAACTCTGTGTATGGTTTCACTGGTGCTGGTAAGGGTATTCTTCCGTGTGTACCAATCGCATCTACGACAACATGTAGGGGTCGTGCGATGATTGAGGAGACGAAGACATATGTGGAAAAAAACTTCCCTGGTGCAAAGGTGCGATATGGCGACACTGATTCGGTTATGGTCGAGTTTGATGTTGGCGATCGCAAAGGGAAGGAAGCTATCGAGTACAGTTGGGAGTTGGGTGAGAGGGCTGCCGAGGAGTGCTCTGCTCTTTTCAAAAAACCCAACAACTTGGAGCTTGAAAAGGTGTATTGGCCATATTTTCTCTACTCAAAGAAGCGCTACGCTGCCAAATTGTGGACAAAGGGGAAGGATGACCAGATGCACATGGACTACATAGACATCAAGGGGTTACAGGTTGTTCGTAGAGACAACACACCACATGTAAGAGAAGTCTGTAAAGAACTCTTGGATGTCGTTCTCGATGCTCCTGACACAGGTCCGCCTATGGAACTCGCGAAAGAGAGGGCGATTGAACTTCTTTCTGGTGATGTCCCAAATGAAAAACTTGTGTTGAGCCAATCTCTTTCTGACAACTACAAGGTTCATGGTGAAAATGTATCCGTGACTGGTCCTCGAATCGGTGAAATTAATCAGGCACATGTACAGGTTGTTCATAAGATGCGCGAAAGAAAGCCTGGGTCGGAACCACAGTCCGGTGATCGCGTTCCATACCTCCTGACAAAGACGGGTGATCCTAAAGCTAAAGCTTTCGAAAAGTCCGAAGATCCCAAATATGTGGAGGAGAATAATATCCCAGTCGATTATCACTATTATTTCGTGAACAAGTTCTTGAACCCCGTGTGTGATCTACTCGAGCCTTTGTTTGACGACCCGAAACAAGAAATTTTTGGAGAAATCATCTCCCAACACAAACCCAAAAAGAAGGAGACTGGTCCAGCGCTGAGCGGTATGAAAAAGGAACAACTCATCGAAGAGTGTAAAAAGCTTGGTCTCGATCACAGTGGAAAGGTTGCAGAACTTCGTGATCGTATTAAAGAATCAAGGGTTCCGAAAACTAAATCTATTCAAGACATATTTAAAAAATACGAGCAATCAACTAATAAGGAATGACTTTACACAATAAAATTGTCGATCTGGTTGAACAGGAAGTTAATGAGCGTGTGAGTACTTTACTGGGTGAATATGCTGAAACCATTTCTAAAAAACACGCGATTTCACTTGACATGCTCTTAAGAGATCTTCCCTCTATCGCGAATGTGTCATTGTGCAAGGGTACAAAGTCGAATGGGCAGCGTTGTCTCTTCAAAGGAAGTGAGACTGGTTATTGTAAACATCACACGATTCAAGGTGAAAAATTGAGACATAGATCTCTCTCGAGTTCAAACCTACATACACATGGTCCGGAAGAAATGTATGTTAGAGGGTGTCCGGGGTGTGAAAATTCAAAGGGGCTTATAGATTTGGGGTCAGTATTGAGTAATGAGTAAAAGTGGTATCCTACTAACATCAATCAATTCATTCTACAATCAAGAGGAAAACCGAACTAAATTGCTAAACATTCTTGACAAATCAAGTGGAATCTCTCTACGAAACTTGGAATGGTTCATCACAAATTATTCCAAAAAGAATAACATTTCATACACGACGAAAGATGGAAAGTATTTCACAGTGCACTGTGCATACAAGTCGAGTTTAGATGGGTACAGTAAAAAACTCTTCGACCCCTTCTGTAGGTCTGAGAAGTTTGCGTATACAGTTCCTGGAACATCTCACGAAATTCAGACAACTTTGGCACAGTTGAATTTCATCAAATGGTGTATCAAGAATAACATCATCGACTATATTTCTATGAATAAAGGTTCACTGTTTAGTAAGCAACAGACATAAATCCGCGATCAAAGACGAATGTTTGGTATCCCGTGTAATACATCTGCAAAGAGTACGTTTTAGTGGTCACATCGACCAATGATCCTTCCCGTGTATCGAGTTTCACTTCTATAGACGTTTTTTCTGACTGTATCTGACTAAAATCCAAGTTTCCCGATGGTTCCACATTGATAGGATTCATCGAGAAGCTGTATGTATAGATATTTCTATAAGGTCTTGAAAGTCTGTTTCTGAAAGGGATGAGATACTTGTAATAACTATGATTTGTCTTTGAAACATTTGGTAGTTTGTTTCCGTTGATGTAAAAACTCGCATTTTCCATGATCGGCTCAAAGAATGTTTGTATCTCGTCAAAGTTTACGTTTGAAGAAAAGTTGAAACGATTTTGGGAATAGTAGTTTTCGGGATTACTTGGATCACCGATGGCTACATCTTCATTCTCATACACAGTGTTTCGTAAGAACCAGTGAATACACTTGACTGGAATGTTCGGTACTAAGTTTGTTCGAACGATATCTTTACCAATTTCACTTACGGTCGTGGGATGCTTCCGAACGAGATCTGTAATGAGGGTTTGTCTTTCATTCGCTAGATATTTTCGTTCTTCCGCATTCACCGTAATTTCTTCAGTGATGAGTTTAAATTCACTGAGTTCTATGAGTTGTGTTCTATCTGTAAAAAATGATTGTTTGTGGAAATCTAATTCAAACACAATATTTTGTCTATGTATCGCACACACAGGGAAATAGGGACGATTTGGTTTATTTGAAGAATATTCATCACTCGAAAACTTTCTCGAAAAGAAAAAGTGAAGAGGAATCATAAGATCCGAATCGTATTCGGCGAGTGCTGGGTAAAGAGTTGAATCATCGTAGCCTATGTTTCTATTAACAAGAAATCTATTCGCAACCTTCTCGGAAACTTCTAAATAAAGTTCATCATAGATTACACCCCAATCATCGTGAATCTTTTCAACTTCCAAGTCATCTACATACATCGTGATACTTCTGAGAATGTGACGCCCCAGTTGGTCTGCGTAGTTTCCAACAGTTGGACTCCGAAGCCCGGGCATTTTTACACTCAACCACATATTACTCAAAAGATCACCCATATTTTGGGGATTGAACTCAACTTTGATCGTCTGTCCAAATGGCCAATTTGGAACACCGGCAGGGTTAACAACGTTCCGCGATCTGTGATATTTCCTAAACTCCGAGTGTACTTTATCCTCTTTGTAATTAAAGAATGAATCTTCTGGGTCTTTGGAAAGAAGGTGTGTATCCTGCTTTCCAATAGCTTTGAGGGAAATTTTAGCAGCCTCACCCATATCTACTTACTGCTCACATATTTTTAATATCCGTTTTCCACATTGTCACATGACTCGTCTTAAGCATACGCTCTAGATCAATGTTGGCCTGCTTCGCTTCATCCATGAGTGCCTTGACGCGCTCTTCCGTATACTCGACTGTCTTGGTGTTTAGGAGGTAGTCCCAGTTTCCATCAATCTTGGGAAAGTACCTAGACATCTCCTGTTCGAGATCCTGCTTCTTCCTCTTGAAGACCACCAACTTCTCCTCAATCACCATAGAGACAAACTTCGACTTGTGCCCACACATCTCAGCCCTCTTTTCAAGGACATCGATGAGGTGTGCCTTCCTCTTCTTATAGTGCTCAAGGCGCAACTCTACAAAGTCTCGAAGAATCTCTTCGGGGGTTGTGTACCTGTGAATACCTCGAGTGGGGTGGAACAGATGCATGTTTGATGTGTGAAAAGTCTTTCGCATTTTCAAGTCTTTGATGAGATCCTTTCCCGAGTACCCAAAGATTTCAAAGTCCACATCCTCCGTGGTACTGTTGTTCGTGTAGTTCGTAATCGTCTTCTTCTCCATTAGGGTATCCAGATACTCCTTATAATCTTGGGTCCAACGACCCGGGGGAAGTTCTGTCACTTTGAGCCTAGAACCAGTGTCTCTCCATATACCTTCAGTCACCCAAAGACCTCCCTCATCCTTGAACACTTTACCCTTGAAACCCCTGAACCATGGTTTCATGGGTACAAGCTCTTCACCACCTAGGATCTTCTTGATGTTTTCCTTGATGTCATCGGGGTTGAAGGGTGGTACATAGCAACTGAATCCCGTCCCAATCCCTTCCGTCCCATTCACAAGAACCATGGGAAGGGTAGGCATGTAAAAGTCTGGTTCGATTGAGCGACCATCATCGTCCAAGTAATTGAGGATGGCATCATCCTTGGGATCGAAGAGTTTTCGAGCCTCCCTCGTGAGCTTCGTGAAGATGTACCTCGTTTGAGACGCATCCTTACCACCCATGAGTCGTGTACCGAACTGACCACAAGGTTCAAGAAGATTGATGTTGTTCGAACCTGTGTAATCGTTCGCTAACTTCACAATGGTTTCTGCAAGGGAAACTTCACCGTGGTGGTAGGCACTCTTTTCAGCCACATAAGCCGCCAACTGTGCCACCTTCATTTCATCACGAAGGTTCTTCTGGAAACAGGAGTACATAACCTTACGCTGGGAAGGTTTGAGTCCATCCGCCACATGAGCGATGGAGCGCTTGAGGTCTGCGAGACTGAAATTCACCAGGTCCTTGTGTACAAAGTCAGTGATATCTAACTGCTTCACATCACCATACGGAACCTCGAGTTGACCAGCCTCCTTGGCAGTGCTCTCGAGAAGCCACGACTTGCGTGCATCCGCCTTCTTTTTGTCGAAAGCAAGAATGATAGAGTCGTCTGTCATCATGTCTACATCAAACTTCACAGTGAGGTCTTGAATTTTCTTGAAGTACTCACGAGCCTCGGCTGAGGTAGAAGTACCCAAACCCTTGTAGTACTTGATTTTCCACCCCTGTTTCCCCGAACCATACCATGTACGGAAAGCTGAGTCGGTGTAGAAAGACTTGGTGTCAGAACCCTTCGTAGCCTTAATGATTGGTGTCACCATTGAGACCACAAAGTTCAACTTGAGGAGGCTTGGCCAGAAGTAGTGAATCATGTTGAGGATGAGACCCTTGATGTGGGACCCATCATTATCCGCATCTGTCATAATCATGAGGCGACCATATCGAAGTTCGGAGACATTCGTGTACTCCTTCCCTTGTTGGAGACCCAAAATCTTCTTGAGATCGTTAAACTCTTGGTTGGAGGTCAACTGTGCCACCGAAGAGTCCCTCACATTCTTGCACTTGCCACGGAGAGGGAAGACACCATAATGATCTCGACCCACCACAGAGAGGCCAGCGACAGCGAGAGTCTTCGCTGAGTCACCCTCCGTCACGATGAGTGTACACTTCCCAGATTGAGCCGTTCCAGCCTTGTTCGCGTCATCCAGTTTGGGGATACCAGTAATCTTAGACTTTCTGGCTCCATCAGTCTTCTTGAGTTCCTTCATCTCCTTGAACTTTGAGAGCGCCGTGAGTTCATCGGCGATGCCCGTCTTAAGAACATTCTTCACAAAGTTTTTGGGAGGTTCAAACTTTGAACCAAACTCTTGGGACTTCGATGTACACTCAGACTTGACCTGACTCGAGAAAGTTGGGTTCTCGAGGGTTGCCTTCACGAAGATGGTAAAAGCGTTCTTCACCTGTTGAGGTTTCAGCTTAATCTTCTTCGCCATGTCCTCAATGATTCCGTTGGCGATGTGGTTAGCGACATGGTCGACATGAGTGCCACCCTTCATGGTAGAGATGCCGTTGAC